AGATGATAATCTTGTGAAACATCTAACAAACATTATAGGTATTCCACAAAAAGTATTGAAAACAAATTCTGAAGTCTTAGCAGAAAGAGAAGCTAAGCAAGCACAAGCACAACAAATGCAAGAGATGCAACAACTACAACAAGTTGCTAAAGCAGGTGGAGATATAGCACCACTTGCTAAAGCATTACCACAAGAAGCACAAGCAGTAGCTGAAGGTGTTGGAGAACAACTAACTGAATAAATATGAGTTCTGAAAAAGAATTTGAAAAGAAGATTAAAAATCTACAGATAAAGTATAAAACAGTTTTTGGATCTGATGAAGGACAAGAAGTTATATTAGATCTCGAAAGAAGGTGTCATTATCATTCTACCACTAATGTAAAAGGTGATAGTCATGAGAGTGCATATATGGAAGGACAACGCAGCGTTCTTCTATTTATAAAACAAATGCTGCAGAAGGAAAATAAAAATGTCAAATGAACAGATAACGGAGAATAATACTCCGCCTGTAGAGACGACAACAGAAACACCAGCTCCTACAGAAACAAAAACAGAAGCACCTGTTTCATCAACGACACAGGAAACTCAACAAACAACACAATCTTGGAAAGATGTTATTTCTGAAGAATATAGAAATGATCCTAATATTTCTAAATTTACAGAGATAGATGCTTTGGCAAAAAGTTATATCAATGCAACAAAGATGATAGGTCAAGATAAAATGATTGTGCCTAATAAAAACTTTACTGATGATCAGTGGCAAGAAGCTTACGCAAAAATGGGAAGACCTGAATCTGCAGATAAGTATAATTTAAAAATAGATTCACAGGCAGTGCAAGTAGATGAATCAGCTATGAAACAGTTTGCTGAAAACGCACACAAGCTAGGATTAAATAATCAGCAAGCTCAAGGTATTCTTGAATTTTATAAATCAAATTTAGAAACAGATGCACAGCAAGCTAGAGTAGATACAGAAACTGCACAAGTTCAAGCTGAACAAGAACTTAGAAAAGAATGGGGAAGAGACTTTGAATCTAAAGTTCAAGCAGCGGGAGCTATAGCTAAGGCAAACATTGGTGAAGAAATATTAGATCTTGAATTAAGAGATGGTACTCGAATAGGTGATCATCCTGCAATTATAAAAGGTTTTTCTAAAATCGCTGGTATGATTTCTGAAGACACTATGGTTCAACCTGATACGGATGTTCAAGATACTGCCTTTGATCTTGAAGAAGAAATATCAACTATTATAAATAATACTGATGGACCATACTGGAACAAACAACATCCAGAGCATGATAAAATGGTGCAAAGAGTTTATACATTAAGGGAAATGTTAAATAATGCAAAACCTGAATGATAAAGAAATCAGATTAGAAATCCTCAGAATCGTTAAAGAAACTGGTTCTGAGGAGCAAAAAAAAGATCCCTTGCCAATTGCTAAGAAATATTATAAATGGGTAAATAGTGGGACAATCCGAAAGGACCTTACTGACAAGAAGGATTAGACTTCTAGTCTAAAAGACTTTAAATCCAAGAGAAGCCTGTCAACCGACAGATAACATTATCTGATAAATTTAATTAAACTTATAAGAGGAGACAAATATGTCATCACAAATAACAACAGCTTTTGTACAGCAGTATTCTGCAAACGTACAATTGCTATCTCAACAAATGGGATCGTTATTACGAGACAAAGTCAGAGTCGAATCTGTGGTTGGGAAAAATGCTTTCTTCGACCAAGTAGGTTCTGTAACTGCAGTTCAAAAAACTAGCAGACATTCAGACACTCCACAAATTGATACACCTCACGCAAGACGTAGAGTATCACTTTCGGACTATGAATTTGCAGACCTTATCGACAATCAAGATAAAGTTCGTATGCTTATCGATCCAACTTCTACCTATGCTCAAGCGGCAGCTTACGCTATCGGAAGAGCTATGGATGATGTGATCATATCTGCTGCACTAGGAACTGCGTTCACTGGTGAAACAGGCTCTACAAGTACATCAAATGCGAATACAATCGCACACGGATCTGCGGGTTTAACTATTGCTAAATTAAGAACTGCAAAACAGACTCTTGATTTAAACAGTGTTGATCCTTCAATCCCAAGATATATTATTGTAGGACCAAAACAGATCACTGATCTATTAGGGACAACTGAGGTAACTAGCTCAGATTTCAACACTGTCAAAGCATTGGCAAATGGTGAAATCAACTCGTTCCTTGGTTTTAATTTTATTGTATCAAACAGACTATCACTAGATGGAACAACTAGATCTTGTATCGCTTATGCACAAGATGGTATTGCTCTTGCCGTAGGTAAAGACGTTACCGCTAGAATAGATGAGAGAAGCGACAAATCGTATGCTACTCAAGTTTATTACTGTGCAACTTTCGGTGCTACAAGAATGGAAGAAGACAAAGTAGTGGAAGTCCAAGCTACAGAATCGTAATAGGAGGAAATTATGGCGAATGTAAATACTGACTTAGTAACAAACTTCGTAGCTACTCCTATGGTAAAAAACGATAGCCAACAGTTACATGGTGTAAAACGTGTTGCTCAAGGTACTATCGCTTTAGCTGCTGGTGATTTATCAGCAACTGATACTGTAATGTTAGCTCCGATACCAACAAATGCGAGTGTAACCTCAATCAAATTATTTAACGATGATTTAGATTCTGGTACTACTAATACTTGCGATGTCGGCTTATATACTACAGCAATAGCTGCAGTAGATGACGATGCGTATGCTTCTGCAATAACAGACCTAAGAGGTGCTGTTACAACAGGAACTGAAGTAGCATTTGAAGCTAGAAACATAAACAAAATGGGACAGAAAGTCTGGGAAGATGCTGGACAATCTTCTGACCCAGGTGGTTATTACTACATTGGTTTACTTTTTGATGCAGCAGGTGATACTGCTGGTGATTTAAGTTTTATCATCGAATACGTAGTAGATTAATCATTCTACGAGATAGAGGGGATATTTCCCCTCTATCTTTTTTTTTAAAACTATTTTATAAGAACTTATGGCATCAGTAGTGGACATTTGTAACGGAGCATTGAATCAGTTGGGAGCATCAACGATACTTTCTTTAACTGAGGATTCAAAAAATGCTAGACTATGTAATGCTAGATATACGCAAGTAAGAGATTCACTTTTCAGATCACACCCTTGGAATTGTTTACAAAAAAGAGTTCAACTCGCTGCAGATACAACTGCTCCAGCTTGGGGATTTACATCTGCTTATACATTACCAGCAGACTGTTTAAGACTTTTAAGAATATTAGATTATGATTCAAATCATAAAGTAGAGGGTAGAAAAATACTTACAAATAATTCATCTATGAAAATTTTATATGTTGCAAGGATTGAAGATCCTAATGAATACGATGAGTTATTAAGAGAAACAATATCGGCTGCACTAGCAGCAGACATAGCTTACGCAGTTACATCATCAAATCCAGTAGCACAAAATATGTATAATCTTTTTCAAACTAAATTAAAGGATGCTAGATTTGTTGATGCAACAGAAGGTCAAAACACTTCTCAAGAAGATGGTATGGCAGATGTTGTAGATGCAAATGATTTTTTAAGTTCGAGGTTCTAAAATGGCTAGAGTTGCTGTTCAACTGACTGACTTCACAGCAGGTGAATTTTCACCTAGATTAGATGGTCGTAATGATTTAGCTAAATATTCTTCAGCTTGCAAAAGATTAGAAAACTTTGTCGTGTATCCACATGGCTCAGTTGTAAGAAGACCAGGAACAACATTTATTTCAGAAGTAAAAGATAGCACAAAAAAAACAAGACTTATTCCTTTTGAATTTTCTACAACTCAAACTTATATGCTTGAGTTTGGAAATCAGTATATAAGAATATACAAAGATAAGGGACAAGTATTAGATAGTGGATCTGCTGTGGAAATATCTACACCTTATTTAGAAGCTGAGTTGTTTGATTTAAAATTTGCTCAAAGTGCTGACGTTATGTACATCACTCATCCAAATCACGAAGTAGAAAAATTATCCAGAACTTCACATACCGCTTGGACTTTGACAGATGTTGATTTTACAAAAGGACCAATGCAGGATCTTAATACTACAGATACAACACTAAATCCTGGTCAAGCAGGAGTAGGTACAGGTGTAGCTTTAGTCGCCTCTGCAGTTACAGGTATCAATGGCGGCTCTGGTTTTCAATCTACTGATGTTGGCAGGTTTGTTTTTTTAAACTCAGGTTATGCAAAAATAACTGCTGTTGCAGATACAACAAATGCAACAATCACAATTATAACAGCTTTAGATAGTGCAAGTGCTACAGCAAATTGGAGACTAGGTGCTTTTTCAGATACCACAGGTCATCCTTCTTGCGTAACTTTTTTTGAACAAAGATTAGTATTTGCAGGAACTTCAGAGCAACCTCAAACAATATTTTTTTCTAAATCAGGTGATTATGAAAACATGGATGCAAATATTGGAGGAACAATAGCAGACAGTGATGCTATTATTTACACGATTGCATCTAACCAAGTTAATGCTATTAGATTTATGACTGCAACAAGAACACTAATTATTGGAACGGCAGGTGGTGAGTTTACTGTATCAGGAGGTGGCACAGATGTTGCAATCACACCAACAAATATTTTAATTAAAAAACAATCTAATCATGGATCGGCAAATGTTGATGCAATATCTGTAGGTAATGCAACTTTGTTTTTACAAAGAGCAAAAAGAAAAATTAGAGAGCTTGCATATAACTTTGATGTTGATGGTTATCTAGCACCTGACATGACTATACTTGCAGAACATATTACTGAAGATGGTATAACTCAAATGGCTTACCAACAAGAGCCTAATCAGCTTGCTTGGATGGTAAGAGGTGATGGAGAGCTTATAGCTTTAACTTATCAAAGAGAGCAAAAAGTTGTAGGTTGGCATAGACATATTTTTGGCGGCAGATTTGGTAATGCAACAATAACAGTTACTGATTATGCAAACATAGCAAATGGAACAAGAATTATTTTAACAAAAGCAGACGGAACAGAAACAACATTTACATCTTCTACGACTGATGTATCTGGTAAGTTTCATACTGAAACAAGTAACAATCAAACAGCAACAAATTTAAAAACATTAATAGATGCAGATAGTAATTTTACAGCAACAGTTAGTAGTAATACAGTTACGATTACAGAAACAACACCTATATCCACAGGTTTTCTTACTATTACATCTTTAGATGATGCCACTAGATTAGCAAAAACTGATGAGGGTAAAGCAGTTTGTGAGAGTGTAGGCGTTATTCCTACAGACGATACTGAGTATGAAGTTTATGTAATTGTAAAAAGAACTATTAATGGATCTACAAAAAGATATGTAGAAGTTTTAAATACTTTTGATTTTGATGAAACAGATAATACATCATTAAATTTTTTAGATAGTGCATTAAGTTATAGTGGTTCTGCAGCTACATCTATATCTGGACTTGATCATCTTGAAGGACAAACAGTTTCAATATTAGCAAATGGTGCAACACATCCTGACAAAACAGTAAGTTCAGGTGCTATAACTTTAGATCGTTCTGCAACAAATGTTAAAGTTGGTTTAGCTTATACTTCTCTTTTACAAACAATGAGATTAGATGCGGGTTCTCAAAACGGAACATCGCAAGGTAAAACGAAAAGAGTTT